GATTTGGTTGTCTCACCAAAAATCCTATAGTTATTGATATTTAAAAAATTGACATCGGATGTTGCAAGTTTTAAACTTTTTGATACATACCAAGTACCATCAGATGCTCTTAATACCGAATCTTTTTTATAATATACATCAAAATCAGAATTGTAAAGGACCCTAAACAAAAATTGATATGATGCAGGTGTTCCCTTAGACTTGTATAATTGTCTAGCAAATTTAACGGCTGTTGCTTTACTGATTAAAGCGTCTTGTGGAAAATATTGTAAGAAATCGTTGATAAAATAATCAATAAAATCATTTGTCGTTCTATCAATATCTTTATAATTTAAAAGATTCTGAGCTCTGTCCGATACATTGCCTTCTGTTTCCAACCACTCATAGTAAGCCTGAACGAATGATACAAAATTATCATAGTCAGGATTTTCCCGTATAAAAGCGGGAAGTTGGGAAGGAATTAATAAAGATGTTTTTTGACCGTTAGATATCATGATGTCTTAGCGTTAACGTTGACAATAACTGCATTCGGATCATAAGGATCAATCGTAACAATTCTATTGCGTGATGAAGAAACGATTGTTGTTGTTGGATTAACTGTCAGTGTTAATTGCCCCAAAGCATCATCTATTGCAAAAGGATTAAAATCTTTTAATGTTATAATACCATTTGCGTAATCTATTGTTCCAATATTATTATTCAAATATACTTTACCATAAGTTGTATCGATGTAATACAAACCCAAAGTACCATATTTTCCTTTTAGATTAACAACAACTGATCCTAAATCACCGGTTGTTTCGTTTTGATTAGAACGAGTTACTGTTGCGTAAGCTGTTGTATAGTTATTACCAGAATTGGTAACATTAACGGCTGAAATAGAACCTGTTGAATTCAATACGGCTGTTGCGGTTGCGCCTGATCCATCACCAATGATTGTAATAGTTGGTGGTGTCTGGTAACCATAACCTGGATTCAAAACAGAAATCGTATCTACACCTTCTGTTGCAACTGGTATTTCTTCTATGAAGACACCATCAATAACTGTACCTGTATTATTCAAATATTGAAGTGCTGGAGAACTACTAACACCGCTTAAGAACGAACCCTTTTTAATTGGAACACCAAAATAAAAGGTATATGTGGTAGAACTATTTAAATTTGGATAAAATTTCTTCTGTAACTGAACAGTAAGTTCATTTGCTAGAATTGATGTGTCAGAGTTTTGAATCTGACTAACCAAATCAGAAGAAGAAAAGGTTGAATTGAATGTGTTTAAATTTTTAGATGAGAAATTGGCAACTGTTGCTTTAACTATATTGGAAATATTGTTAGCTGTGTACGTTGTTCTCTTTGCATCATACAATACATTTGCTATAACCTGAACATAGGTATAATCAGGATCAACAATTGTTGGTTCAACGGTCATTATCGATATTGGTTTAATAACATTATTGATTAACCTTTGTTTTTGTGTATCGGTTAATGAATATCCACCTGTTGGCTTTAATGCAACAAATACTTGACCGTATACTGGAGGAACGTTTTCTTCTCCGCCCCATACATTAACAGCATCAAGATGTATATCTAGACTATTTTGTTGTATCAATGTGATGTAATCTTCTTTAGTCACAGCACGGTTCTGAGCTGCATAAGATTTTGGTGCTTGATACTTAATAGAAGCAATCGATTCTTTTGTACCACCTTGTGAAGCAGCCTGTATAGGAGCAACATTTGCTGTTGTAAAAGAACCAATATTATCCATCAACACAAAATTGTTGGCACCAGCCGCAGAAGTACCACTTGTTGAGATATAAGATAATGAAACAACGTTACCGTCACTCAAATGTTGGCCTAAAATTCCATCGCCAAAATATATCTCATAATTGCCATTCAAACTTTCTTGTAAAAAGTATACCTTAGATGTTGGTGTCAAGGTCAAATAATCTACAGCCGGTTTGTAAATGTCAAAAGATGTGTTACTTGAAGATTGTTGTACCGTAACCTTCAAGGTTGCAGTATCAATATTCGCATCAGGTATTTGAAATAATTGGTTGGGATTACTTGTATTGTTGACCGTATAAGTGTATGTGGCACTAATACCTTGTTTCAATTGGATATTGTTGAAATTGGCGACACCATTCACCACATTAACTGTTGTTGAGTCTGTTGTAATAAAATTATAGTTAACACCATTCACCGCTTCAGAAGAAAAATTGGTGTATTGTGGTAAAGTAAATGTTGGATTTGTTACTCCATAAGCATTAAAATTGATGTATGCTGAAGGAGCGGTTGCTGATTTAGGTGTATAATCCAAAACTTTAGCTTGAGAAACAACAGAACTTCTTTGAAGTGCTGAGTCTAAGAACATCTCATTAGCCACCATATTTAAATAGTAGGCATTATATTGTGTATTATAGGCTAAAAGGTCAAGCAAAACCGACAAAGAAGAACCTTGAAAATTATAATCTTTGAATTGGTCTTGTGATTGGAGATAGGTAATAAAGTTAGACTTAATACTATTAAAATCTAAATCTGTTACCTTTATATTTGTATTTGAAGATGCCATTACCTTGACCTTTGGAGAAATAGGTTTACTGTCGTTGGTGTTGTATTGTTTCCAATATAGAACTGTATTCTAGCTGTAAAAGATACTCCGTCTGTATTTGGAGAAACGGTAATACTGTCAATTGAAGCTCTTGGTTCAAAATTTCGAATAACATTTTTTATTTCATCAGACAATAAACCAGCAGTTAAATTGTTTACTGGTTCAAATAACAACTTGTCTATATTTGAACCTAGATTAGGTTGAAATGGTCTTTCATAAAAATTAGTCGAAAGTAGATTACGGACCGAAGCTATTACCGCTTGGTCATCATATCTTAGAGCCACATCATTAGAAACCGGTAATCGGTTGAATGTTAGGTCTATATCTGAATATAATTTTTGTAGTTGTGCCATTCTTTATTTATAGAGCCTAGGAGTAAATGCGCTTTTTGGAATCTTGGATACCGTCCGGACTTTTTCGGAGGCCGGCAAGGATTTCGAAATTTCCGGTTATTGATTAATTCTTGATTTAATCTTTGGTGTACCGATATATGTATTGAGTAATAATCCTTCTGTATCACCTAGATTCGTAAATTGTTTGGTCGTATTGTAGTTATTGATTAAATTTTGTAAATTCACATAAAAGGTTTCATCCGCAGTTTCTCTTGTGGTCATAATACCAACCACATTAGCAAAGTTATTTGCAATTGTAGAAGCCTGACTCAAAGTCAAATTTGATGTGTAGTAATCCGAACCCATACCTTCACCTACAGGCACAAGAGTTAGACTACTAATGAATGTTTTTGCATTGAAATATATTGAATTGGCTAATTGGTTAATCTGATTGGATGATAGAATACTAGTAAAAGAACCCAACATCACAGAGTTGTTTGCAACACCATCCGTTTGATTAACAATGTATGTGGCACTCTTGGCGGCCTGTATTGCCGTTTGATAGTATGGTAGATTCGTACCACTTATTTTTGCATTAGCATCATCGGATTGTGACCTTACACCAGATAATCGATCAGTATGATATAAGAAAGTGATAGCATTTTGTGAATATGTATCATTTCCAATAGACAAGTAGATACAATTTGCCGTGATATTACTAATCAACGGACCAACACCTGTAACAGTAGCGACAACTGGTGAATATGCCAAAATTGAATTAGCTGTGTCGCTCATCCAATGAACAGAATTACTTACCGGATTATAAGTATAACCACCAACACTTCCACTTGCAATATCTTGAGCTTGCCAACTCGTAATGACTGGCGGAATAACGTTCATATGTTGCAACGTACTATCGGGCAAATTTACGATATTATTATTAGGATCATCATAACTAAATCCTAAAGTGGAGTATACTCCTGTTGCGTTGTTTACTAAAGCCATAATATCCTCATTTAAAACATTTTAATTAATGGTGGCGATGTTGGTCCAAAAGGTGCTATGTGATTATGTACACCAAAAATACTTGTGTTAATCGTATCAGTCATCAATACGGCATCCATAACACCAAAATTACCCAATGGAGATGATACAGAAACTGCTGAATTGATAGGTCCTACAGTAAAAATAGAACCAGGAACTGCAACCGGTGTTGGTTCTGGTACTCCTAATGATAGTCCTCCTGTTGCAGATGTAAATCCAAAAGCACCAGACGAAACACCACCTAATGGTCCTGTACCTAATCTAGACTCTGCGGTGATAATGTCAGCTGTGATTGATCCTGCAACGTTTAGATCACCACTCAAATACAAATTGTCACCAGTGTTTAATCTCAGAGAACCACCATTTATTGGATCGGCGTGTAAGATCATGTCAGAATCAGAAACCAATTCAATACCTCTATTACCATGAGCTCTGGCGTACATATTACCACCAACCTCAAGACTAAAATCATTGCCGACTTTAAGATTCAGGTCTTTTATTACATTTATATTGGCATCACCTTGTATTTCAATATTACATTGACCTTGAATTAATACATTTTTATTGTTGATTGTGATTTCATATCCATCACCATACACTTTATGTACTTCATCACCATTCGGATGCATCTCAATAAATGTGCCTGAACGATGTTGTAGACGAATTCTCTCACGGGTTGGAGTATCATCCAATTCAAAAGAGTGACCAGAATCTGTCACAGTCGCATGATTAAAAGGATAAACTGGTTGATAGTCAGTATTGGCAGCTGATTCCGGTTCTGTCCACGAATTGTCTGATGATGGTTTAGTAGACATTATGGCGTACTCTTTTTACTAGAATTACTTTGAGTATTTTGTGATGCCACATTAGCAGCACTTGGTATAGTACTTATAATCATTGACACGGCTGCATTTGCTGATGCGACACTAGTTGGCGTTAATTGTGAAATCATATCAAGGTTATTAGAAACCGAAGATGTGTTTGTAGTAAGGCTGCTAGAAAGTGAAGTGTTTGCTGAAGACGCAACACCTTGAGCTTTAGTTGTTGCTGTTGATAAAGTTTGATTTGCCAGTTGTACAGTTGCAGCCGTAGTTGCCGTAATTATAGCAATTTCTTTAACAGTTGAACCTACAGCTGAAGTAACTTGTTTGACAGCTGCAGCAACTTCACTAAAAGGATTTTCAACTGTTGCAAAAACATCATTCATAATATTTGCTATAGCATTAAGTATTTTCAATAAACAAGATTCCAACAAAGCAAGCACTCTTACTGGTAAACTTTTAATATAGGCAATCATTCCTGTAGCCCATACTACAAATCCAGCAACTTCCTTAGTAAAATCTAAAATTGGATCTAAAACTCTTTTCTTCCAATCTAAAATTTCATTGGCCAAACCTCTTAACCAGGTTGCTGTAGCAGACAAGGTACCACTAGGATCACCAACACCTAAAAATCTCAATACAGCACGAATTGCTTTTTGTATTTCGGCTGCCTGAGCAATTAAAAACTTTTTAAGTTGTTTGTTCTTTTTTAATTCGTTGGCAAAATCACAGGCATGAGATAATTTATTATTCATTTGTTGTATCATTGTACCATTGACCACACCTTGTGCAATTCTTGGCACAGATACATTTGATCTCGTTACTCCTGAAGGTAGTGTTGCAACTAAACTACTCATTTGGTTTATCCTCTATAATACCTGGTAAAAGACCCATCATGATTGGCATTTGGCCATTCTGTGAATCCATAAAGAAACCAATAACCCATTCTCCTACATTTGGAGAAGAAAAAGTTTTAGAATTATTTAATGGATACATTGGATGTGCCCATGGCAAATCTTTTGTTGGTATTTGGCCAGCATCATACCAACCAAAAATACGAACTTGGCATCTACCTAACATTAACGGATCATCTCTATTTTCAATTTCACCGACCCACCAAACAAATCCATTCAGGCCGGCAAAGTTCATTACGTCTTTAGCCATTTATAGTTCCTTGTGCAAGTTGTTGCCATAATGATGATGTATTATCAGGTGAAGCATATTGTGTTGGTGTACTATCTTTTGAAATTTCCATTATAGTTTTATATTCTAACCTGATAAAATCAATCAAATGTCTAACACCTGTGACCAAATAATTACCAGCATAGAAACTATCTGGATCTTCACTATTTGGATTAATATTACCTAATGAAAAACCTACCACTCTACCTACTGTCATATTAGAATCACCCGGAATCGATATTTTTAATCTTGTATAGTTGGCCAAAGCTAATTGTCCTGTTCTATACGGTATGTAAGTCTCAGCATTAATATTATGTGCTACTGAACCATTATCTTGGTCTTTGACATACGTTGAACTGTTTTGTTGAAAATTTGAAAAAATCAACTTATAAACAGCTTGTGAAGATCGATTTAATTCATTTCCGTATCTATCTTGAAACTGATTAATCAGGGGGTATCCATTCAATGTATAACCCTCATTTATATAAGAACCATAATCAAAGTTGGTTACTTTCTTTGTCCTTGTCAATATATCAATAGACAACAATTGATTTGCAAAAGCACCAGAATTGACACCATTCAATACATCATATGAATCTAAAATCTCATATGTCAAAACATTATATAGTGCTGAATTTAAATTTTTAGGATCAGTATTTTTTGGATTGTAAGCATAATCGTGGTAACTATCACCTTGCATCATAGATTGTAAGGATCTAAAATTAAATCCATTCTTATCTTCAAAGAAAATCATATCTGCACCAACAGTTCCGGTAGATGGTCTTGCATATACTGACATCATGTTAATGGCATCAAATGGCTTGATTGTTGGTATCACAAAATCATAATTACCATATGTTGGTTCTATGTTTGCTATCTTAGAAACAGGTACTTTTAATTCATTCAATAAAATATCTGCCACATTTGAGAAAATAGGTTGATTAGGATAAGATTTACATACCTTATATTGTTCATTTAATATCATTTCGTCAGAACAGAAATACAAACAATATGAAATAGTATACATATTGCCTTCAAGTTTCCTCTTGGCCATCTTATAGATTCGGAATATCTTACTGATTTCTTCAAAGGTGTCACCACTTGTACTAAAGACCATTTGAAGGTATTCATTACCATTCAAGTTCAAAGATTGAACATAGTTCATCGAATCTGTTACCAAAAGATAACCTGAAGCCGTATTATTAAACAAATCTTCTTGGTATGATAATTCGGCAGCAATCAATTTTAAATCCATTATGCCTGTGGCTGTGATGATATTTAAACTGGCTACCGAATAATTCTGCGGTGCCCGTATACCTGGCGTTAATGGTACTTGTGTATCAGCCATATTATAACTTCATTAGTGATGCAAACTGTGATTCTATTTGTGATGTATAGATTGAATTGATGAGAGAAATTGAACGATTAGATTCGTTTTGTTCCAATTCATAATCATAGATACTTACAACATTTTTGGTGATTGTTTGTGTTATTGTAGCACCATTGGGGAAAGTAGATGTTGTTGTTCCAGTTACCATGGAATTATATGTAGGTTCATCTATCACAATCGTTGTTGAATTTGAATTTAATGTGTAACTATCAACAGTTTGAATTGTTTTTGTATATTGGTAAACCGTGCTTTGAGTGTAAGATAATACACTAGAAACATTTGCGGCTGCTGCGGCCTCAGCATATTTGTTTTGAATATATGAATCAAATACATTTGAATCCATTGGCCATTGCCATTGTGGATTCATAATATTATTAGCAAACAGAGGCAACCAATATCTGTATGAATCTCCATAATACTTATTCGCTACAATATCTGGTGTATCACCTTCTTGCAAGTCATACTTATACAACAACAAAGGATTACTCAATAATCCTGGTATAAAATTAATTCTCTTAAT